ATCATGTTCATCAAGAATTTTTGCTCGTCAGGATCTTGTGTTTTTTGTAGCTCCATAGTTAGAGCTTCAATGGCTTGTGCAGTAGCTTGTGCAGTCTCATTCTCAGCTGCTATTTCATTAGCATTTTTTGCAGGTAACCCTTCAAAGTTGATAAGATCGTTGTATTCGTCTGGGATTGGTGGCCTTGGCATTGTAGGCATAGGAACAGATGGATCTTGACCTTGCATCATAGGCATAGGAATTGGAGCATTAAAGCCATTTAGGTCGCTAGGAGAAACATAAGGATTGCTAGACAAAGAACCTATTGAGGCTGGTAAACCAACACCCTTTGTATCGTTCATTTGTTGCATCATTTCATTTAAACTTGCCATATTCCTAACCTATATTTATCTTATTTATGCCTATTTTCATTGTATCACTAACTTTAATATTGTCATGTATACCATTTTTCTACATTCCAACCATAGACTGGTCCTGTTATATTTACTGTAACATTACCATTTGTGGTTACTGTTACACTCCCTAAAGAAACTTTTGTTTCTAATCCGACTTGTGGGCCAACCGATAAATTAAACCACGCATCTCCATCATACACTTGTAATTCTTCTGTTGTACTGTTCCATATTACATCTCCAGCAGCAAAAGAGGAAGAATCACGCTGACTTCCTGTGTATTGAGGTGTAGCAGTCGTATCAAATCTTCCTAAGTTTAATTCTATTACACGAATCAACCGATTAAAAGTCTCAATAGAAACCTTATCTCCTTGAGCCAATGGAAGTCTAGTCTCTAACAGCTTGCCCATTACCTTCTACCAGATGGCTGAATCTCTAATCTAGTTGATCCCAGTCTCCATTTGTAATCCTTAGTATCGGTTAGCGTATTGTCATCGTCTGACTCAAATCGCAAAACAACCTGTCTTGTTCTTGTTCGTAAACTGGTAAAAGTTGATGTCGAGGTAACTTGTACCGTTGAGTCTGTGGTTAGTGACTGGCCATTAAAGTCTCTTCGTTTAACCACTATGTTCATAGCAGGCGTTGCGCTAACACCTAATTCAACATCAAATAAAACATCTGGGATAACTTTTTTCAAGAAAGCAAAATTATCTCCATCGCCTATGTCTATGTCAGCCGATTCAATAAATACATTTTCCATTGCAGCATCATCGTCATTAAAACCAGTTTCATGTTGATAAATATAATTGACAGAAGAATCTTGACCAGATGCCAAAGGCTTATCTTCTATTCCGGTGTCAAGCCAGGCATAACGAACCAATGATCCTATGCTCCATAAGTTTTCTTCATAATTGTATATAACAAATCGTGATATCTCATCGGTATCGTCTTCTAGTGACGGATAGAAAAACCAGACCTCTGAAAATTCGCTGTTCAATGCAGCATGGCATTTGTAGGCTTGCGTTAGGCTAAGATCTGAAAAAACATAATCTTGAACTGAGCAAGGAAGTTTTTGCACAGATCCATTGTAGTAATAAAAAGCATTTTTAGACATGTAGAAAACACCGTTTGGAGCATTGACTGCAGCCTTTGGACCAATCAAACCAGCGCCTTCGTTAATTAGATTAATAGCAAAAGTTAAAGGTGGCCCAATAAAGGTCATGCTGTATAAGCTTGTGTCTGTCCATATTAAAACCTCTTGCCTTGATTTTATGCCACCTACAATAAGCGATCCACTTGAAAGTCTTAAAGATCCTGCTGAATTTGTTGTTAAAGGCTCAAAATCTAATGCGTTTTCTTGGTCGCTAAAAGCAATTAACATAGGATCTATAGCGCCTGTTCTTTCACTTCCGGATATTGGATCTGCACCCAATACTATCAAATGCCTGTCGGTTTCAGATGTAACAACCTGCAAACCTACAGTTGGAACTAAATTAGCGCCAGAGGTTGTGGCAAGGCTTACAGCTCTTGTGGCTACACCATTGTTTTCTACCCAACGAAAAATACTGCCTGCTCTTGGGCAGATAATAAGATCTTCACCAAAATTATCGTGAGTCCACAATCTAAGTTGACCGGTTGCTGACAAAGCTGTTGTAGAACCAAATGTCCCTGCTCCCCAAGCACCAGAACCCCAACCAGCAGCCGTAACATAAACATCTAGGCCAGAGTTTATTTGGTATACAGCATCAGCAGCAGAGCCACCATTGCCAGTATCACTGCCGTTAGCCGCAACTGCATTACCAGCAGAGTCTAAAGCAGTAAAGGTAAATGTGTTATCAGTAGCAACACCATTTATTTGATATTCTTTGTTTAAAACAGCAGCAGTAATAACACCACCTAGACTAACTGCTCCTGCCAATGTAACCCAATCACCAGGAACAGCTCCATGGTCAGAATCAGTGGCAGTAATTAAACTTGAGCCATTGGTCGCTGCAAAAACAATTCCATTTGTGGTTGTGGCTCTTATTGGGGTAATGTCGTTGTAGTTTCCGCCAGAGTCTATGTAATATTTTGAAGTTGTGCCAAGACCTAAATATCTTTCAGATCCTAAAGAAATCCAACTGTGCAATGCTCTGGCTATGCCATAAAATATACTTGAAGTGTTTTTTTGCCAACCACCGATTTTTTCAACACGGCTTTTTCTAAAACGGATTAAATTACCGTCTACCCAACCACCCTCGTTTGAATAGTCAGTTTCTTCCTTGTTGATTCCTGGCTTAAAATTAAATTTTGTTAGTGGCATAACTTGATTCTACCATTGCTAAAATTAATTTAAGCTAATCTAATAATGGCATTTGACGCATCTGCTGCCGGAAAGACAACTGTAAAGTCGCCAGCAGTAGAAGTTTTGTCTCCTCCGAAGTCAATAGCACATATAGCTTTGTCGCTATTCGTGTCGTTATAAAGCAAACAACCTCTAGCAGTTACGGTAGCTGTTCCAAATGTAAGATCTGCAAAATCTACAATAGCTGTAGTTCCAGATGTTGTGGGGGTTACATTTGTCAGTGCAGCACCACCGGCTGTGTAATTAGTTCCGCTTACCTCGTTTGTGGTTGCGTAAGCTGTTGTGCCGGCTCCCAAAGTTGCTGAACTTGTAAACAAAGCTAACTTAATAGTGTCTGCGCCTTGTGTTAGATTGTGTCCTTCGACTAAAATTTCTTGTTTAAAACTGGTTGCGATTGCTGATGTAATTGCCATTTCTTAAAGCTCCTTAATTATCTTGGCCATGTCTTCATGTCCTTGTTGCCTTAATAAATTCACATTAGTCACATTGTTAGAATTTATTGCGTTCTTTATTGTATACAAGATTACAGTATAAACTTGGTTTTGGAAAGCTAAAGCCTGTTGTTTTATATGCTCTGGTTGATCCATAGATATAGAACATATTTTTTTTGTGGCTTGTGCGGCCCAAAACTCTGGATCGTGTCCTTTGTTTTGTGTGGTATGCACAGACACCTGACCTAATTGTATAAAACTATCGCTCATCCTTTGTACGGCTCTGGTGGAGCAACATCTTCATTAATCTTTAAACCTTTTGCTGCTAACTGCTCATTAATCTCTGCGTATGGCCCAATAATAAAATTGCCTTCGTGCGGAATAGCCACCAATGGTTTTTTTAATCTGTGATAACCATACAGCTTATTTGAGGCTGGCACATTCATATCTAATATTGTAGATCTGCCACTAATGCCTACTATAATTCCGGCTTCCATCATTTTTGATATCCAAAATTCAACGCATGCTCTGCCTGCCTCTGCAAGATGTAAATTTTTTGAATACGAAAAATCTATGCCAAATAGATCTACAGCAGCAACTTTATTCCACATAGCAAAAGCCAATGTATAGGCAACCGTGGTATTTAAGTACGCACATTTAGTAGCATTGCAAACTTCTTGCAATGGATATTCAACGGCTTTTGGTACTCTGGGATCTAATTCACATGTATAGGTTGGATGTTTAGCTTCTGCTAAAACCTTTGTCATCACACTTGTTTGTCTGCCTGCATCGGTACTATCAAAAAATCGACTAGCAGGATCTAGCATAAACAGTCTATCTGTTTTATATACGCCTGCTGCAGCATTAATAGTCCAGGTTTCATCCCATGTCCTACCATTTTGCAAACCTATAGCGTAATCTACTTGCGACAAACCAAGGCCAATAATAGCTACTCGTTTGCCCTCTAGGGATTTAATTGGTTTCATTTAAGATACGCCAGTACGCAACTGATCGTATCTATACTGGTCGCGAGTTCCGCGACCTTCGGATAGTGTTTTCATTCTGCCTACCGCCTCCTTGAATCTAGCCTCAAACAAGCCAATGACATCGGGCGGTTCTTTTAAGAAAATAGCACCTTCTACTAAACTACCGTACAACAATGCGTCTGGATAATCCGTAGACAAAAATGTTGTACCGCTGTCACTACCACTCGTTAACGAGGCTGGTTTATATAAATAATGTAATTCAATAGTATAAGTTGAGTCTGGTATTGGAGCAAGTTCAAACGATGTGTCGTCAAACAAAGAATAATACTTTGGCTGCCCAGTGCTTGTAGATGAAGGAGAATATTCTTTAATAAAAGAAGGGTGTTTAAAATCTAAGTAATCGTAAGTATTGCTAGATATGACAGCCAAACTAAATGGCGCATAAAAATCAGTTGGCGTAGCTAAAAACCTATTGCTTGCCGTTAAAGTTCCTTGCACATTTTTTCTTTGATTTGGTAACTGTACTGAATTAAAAATTCTATCTTCTGCCTCTTGTATAAATCTAGGCAGCTGATTGGTAAAAGTAGTTTCAGAAACTTGCAAATAGTCCTGTACTGCTGTTTTTAATGTTGATAATGTAAAGCTCATGTTGTAATTGTAACTGTTCCTATGCTTGATGTTACCTCAAAGGTTTCAAGCACAGATCCTAATTTACCATCTCCAACATTACTATAAACCAAAAAAACATTATTATCATCATTGGTATCTGGCCTAGCATTTTTAATTCCCTGGGGATCTGCTGGTACAGTTTTCGGAGATAATTGTGGATGTTTAGCACTCCACTGGTCTGGGCCAACTAAAAGTCCGTCCCATGTTTTTTTCATGTCTTTTAATTTGTAACGAAATCCTGTTATGTCACATATTCCGTAAGCATTTTTTTGCGATGCAAAAGCCATTATGGTCTATTGTAACTTCTAAGATTTGGCGCAATTCTAAATGAAGATCTGTCTTCATCGGTAGATAATGCTCTGTCAAACTCCTCTTCGTAAATTGCTTTTAGTTGACCTGTAAGCTGTGGAGCTCTTTTCATTGATATGTAATATGCAAGACCTGCAGCTAGACATGGATAAAACCTAAAAGGCATGTCCATGGTATTGGTGGCTAAATCTGCATCATCCATTCTAGTTAAAACATTCATGTGAATAGTGTATTTACTAGAAAAATCTGGCACAGGCCACACTGTAATTTTTGGCGTTACTTGCTTATCAATAAAATATTGATTTGGTCTGCCTTGGCTTGATTTGGTTGTAATGTTTGAATACTCAGCTCTGCTCAACCTGGTCAAAGATATGTCTGTTGTCTCAGATCCGTTGGTTTCTCTAATAAAAACATCTAAAACATCTATCGGAGCAGTTGCGTTGGTACTATCAATGCTGTACTCAGAGGTTGATTTAACCATAGCGACTGTTTTTTTAGATATAGTCCATTGGTTTAATCCTCTGTTAGACCATTCTGCTAACATAATATTTAAGCTTCTAGTTGCACTCTTTAGGTCATAGCCAGTACGCAGTTCTAAACCACATCTTTCAAAAGCTTCTTCAATGTACTCTGCTACATCCGGCTCAAAATTTTTACTGCTTGATGTTGCCATATTAATCTTCCTCTGGAGCGTATAGATTGTTAAAAGTTATGTTCGGATCCATATAGCTCTCATGTTGTTCTGCTGAATGTGTCCACTGCGAGGGCATAAAATCTGGTGCTCCTTCGCCTACACGCCATAATGCTGGGTTTGTA